CTCTGGCAAGCAACTGTTGGAAGAAGCCGAGCGTGTGGTAGGCAAGCCATTCATCACCAGTCTCATGGAAGGCTATCGTGACACCATCCTGGACGGAGACAGAAAGCACCGTGTGGTGTATGAGAAGCTGTTGGTGGACAAAGTGGCCAGCAATCTATTTGATGTTGAAGTCACAGATTCAGAAGATACCATTGTGGCCAAGCAGCGAGCATTTGCAGAAGCAATAGCTCAAATCGCTGGTCTTAAAGCACCCAACTAAATAACAATATGAAGAAGGCTGTTAAACTATCTGTTGGTCGTGGCGAGAAATTGCCAGTAAGCCGTGGAGCTGGTTTGACTGAGAAAGGCCGTAAGAAATACAACCGGGCAACCGGAAGTGATCTCAAAGCACCAACTGCCACAGGCCCAAGACACAAGAGTTTTTGTGCTCGCAGCAGCAGTTGGACTGGTGAGCGTGGCAAGGCAGCACGAGCCAGATGGAAATGTTAAAGGAAAACCGATGCCATTAGACAAATCAAAAAGCCCAAAGGCCTTTCAGAAGAATATCTCTACTGAACTCAAAGCCGGCAAGCCCATGAAGCAAGCAGTGGCCATTGCATACGCTGTGGCAGGTAAGAAGAAAAAGATGGGTGAGAAAATCTCAGCCACTATGAAGAAAGACAAAATGGCCAAGATGCCTAAAGGAAAAACAAAATGAAAGCAGCACGAGATCAATCCGACCGCAACATGAACTTTGATGGCATGGAGAGCATGGCTCCCAAGCACAGTTCCAAATATCAAACCAACGCCTGGTCAGGCCACATGAATGATGGTCGCACCGTGGACTTTGGTCGTGGCCCTACCAAAGGCAACATGGGCTGCGGCGCTCCAGGCAAACCAGGTGCCATGAAGTCAGTGACCAATGACACCTATCGTGCTCCTCCAACATCAGCTGTTCCAGCAGTGCCCAAGCAAGGTTCAGTGCGTGACTCAATCAACCGTGGAAGTCAAGTTCGCAACCCTGGTGGTACCCGTGCATGGATGCCATCGGCCGGACAGAACTACAAAGGTAATCCAGATCAAATCCGTATTGGTCAATCTGGTGGACCTTCTTATGGTGCATTGTCAAAAGGTTCCAAGCCAACCACAGCCGCTGGTCAGAATGACTTCAATTACGGCCCAAAGAAACAATACTAAGGAATAAATTCAAATGGTACCATTTATCCCTCAAGGCCGCTCAGTAATAGTTGCCTACGCTGATGACTCAACAGACACATCAGTAACACTCACACCAGGCAGTACAGGCGTGCCCAACTGTTTGTATGTTGTGAATCCAGATGTGGCCAATGTTGTGGCAGTGAATTATTCATTTGATAGTCTTGACACCAATGCGTCCATTCCTACTTCTGGTGCCAATGGTATTGGTGTTGTGGTAGGTGCTGCTTCAGCTGTGTTGATCCGTGTGGACTCCACTTACCAGGCTGGCAATCTTTACATTTCAGTGGCTGGTGATTCAGCCACAGGCAATGTGTTTGTAACCCCAGGAGTGATTTAACATGGCCACAGTAATTACCCCAGCATTAGAAACTGTGATCAACACAGGCAGTCAGAATCTATTCACCATCTCAACTGTGACAACTATTCCAGGAATCAATCCAGGCAATGTTGTGATAGCCAACACAGCAGGTGGATTCACCACTGCTGAATTCAACACCTACAACATTGGTGACACCGTCACAGTGTCAGGATCGCAACTGGGAACAGGTTCAATCACCGGCTACACAAGCCCTGCCACCTATTACATCACAGGCACCAACCAATCAAGCAATTTTGTGCTGAGTGCCACTCCTGGTGGAGCCAATGTGATTACTACAGCAGGCTCAACTACAGGCATGACATTTGTGGCGTCTGGCACAGCATTCCCTCCAGTTACTGGCGCCACACAATATCTCACAGCCGCATCACCACAGCAGGTGACCTTTAGTGCAGTCACAGCCAATGTGGGCACAGACATCACCAGCAACATCTCTTCTGGTACATTTGGTCTTGCTGGCACTGCCAACATTGCCTACCAATTGAATGCGTTCTTAAATGTCACAAACACACCAGCCACATACGGTTGGGTCAACACAGGCACCAACGCTGCCATTGGACCCACAGCCCTGGCAGGCACACCACTGTCAACCACTTACCTCAACAACACTGGCAACACAGTGACAGTGGCAGTGAGAGTGAGCACCCTGGATGGATCACCATTCGCATACCCAACTCAGATCCAGGCGGCAGCAGCCACTGTGACTGAAGTGTCAGGCTACACAGTAGCATAAGGAAACATCATGAGAATATCAACCACAAACATGCAGGCCAAACCCATCAACCAAAAGCGTGGCCCCACAACAGGCAACCACAACACAGGCTCAAAGCGAGCTGACTTCATGGCTGAGAAATCAAAGACCGGCAGTGAAAAGTCACAGTTGGCTGACATGATCACAGACGCAGTAGCGTCCCGTGGTCGTGGCATGGAAGGCTTCAGAGATCGAACAGTAGAAGGTCTACACACCAACACCAATGTTGGACGAGGACCCACAAAGGGCAACGCTGCTCGACCACAAAAGTCAGGTGGCGGACGCCGTGGTGCTTTAGGTGCCACTTCAGGTTATTAAATAACCCTCACACTGGCCAACACAGGGTTGGTCAGTGTTTTTTGATTTGTTTAGAAAGGATATGATATGAACAAAACTCCAACCTCTGCTGGCGACAGCAACATCTGGGACGACGAGCCCCAAAAAACCCCCACCAAAGAAACCCGAGCCGAACGGGCCGCGCTTGCAAAGCCTGTGGAACCTGCCACTCAGAGTCGAGACTTTGACATTGAAGGCTTGATGACAGACTTTCCCACTGCCCGGGACCTTGAACGCTTTGTGTTTGACGAAACAGGCATTGTGCTGAACCTCAAAGGTCGTGCCAACAAGCTGAAATATCAAGTGGCCATGGATGTGCTGAACGGTGCTGATGTGGATCCCAAGTTCATTGGTCATGACAATCCTTATCTGGAGAAAACTGACCTAGTGCCAGAGGAGCCCATGAAAGAACTGCCTGTCAGAGATCCTGGCCTGCCAGATCGTGACCAACTGCAAAATGAATACTACTCACCATTTGTGCCACACTCTGACCCTGAGTATCACGCACAGGGTCGCAAGATGCACACCATGTTTCGCAAGTACAAAAACGGCACTATCTCATATGAAGTGCTGGGTCCCATTGAACCAAGACCTTATGGTGAGAAGATTGACAAGTTTGGTAGAGTTCGACCAGAGATCATCAAGTGGGTGGATCCACGCACAGGTGAACAGTTGGTGCAGCGTGAAGATGGCACACTCACTCCCATTGGTCGCCGCTTGCGAGCCATGATGCAGACCATGAAGTACAACTCAACCAATCAATGGGTTGTGTATGTGGACAGAGAGTTCTTATCATTGGATCAGCGTGCAGCAGCCAACCCTTGGGATCTATCAAAATGACCCAAGACCACACCCTACGCGATGGCATGATACACAACGCTGTGGAAAAGCGGCGTGCGGATGACACCAAGATAATGGCCAAAGTCAATGCTGTAAACCGTGAAGCATTTGTGATCAAGTTTCCAGGACAGATTGAACACTCAATGCGACTGATCACAGAACGGCTCATGCATGTGCTGACCAAGCCTGCTGGCGTGGAACTCACACATCCAGAAACCTGGTTGGGCTCACCAGAAGACATCATGAGCCTGTGTCATGCACTACGCAGCTTGGAAGAAGTTCGCAGAACCTGGCCCATTGACGGAGCTCGCTGATGCTGGATCCCAGTGTGCTCATGCGGCGTGCTGTGCGTTGGACATGCGACCAGCACAACTTGAAACCAGACAGTCTCTCACTGCTGGACCACCACACGCAAGAACAGTTTAGAGATCTTGCTGTGGCAGTGGCTGATGACATGCAGTTCAATCAGTTAAAATACTTTAGACCATTTGAACATCAGTTGAGTTTCTTTCGCACCATCAGCAGCCGTCGTGGCATCCTGGCAGCCAACCGTATTGGTAAAACAGTATCAACCTGCTATGAAACTGCCATGCATCTCACAGGACAGTATCCTGCCTGGTGGACAGGACATAGGTTTAACAAGCCCATTACTTGCATGGTAGCAGGTGAAGGATGGAGCCAGGTTGCGTTAGTTTTGCAGAATGAACTGCTGGGTGTGCCAGATGTCAAACAAACTGACAGTCTTGGCACAGGAGCCATTCCTCGGGCGGCCATACACAGAGATACCATGCGGTCAGATGGTGCCAACTGTATAGGCGTTGAGATACAACACACATCAGGTGGCAAGTCATACCTACTGTTTGCTAACTACACACAAGAAGTGCGTCAACTACAAGGTTTCAAATTGGACCTTGCTGTGTTTGACGAGCAGCCACCGGATGATTTCTTTAGTGAAATAGTCACACGCACTGCCACCACACAGGGCATGATCCTGTGCTCGTTTACGCCTCTGAAAGGATTGAATGGCCTGGTATCAAAGTTTTGGAATCGTGAAGCGGGTTACGATTATATTCGTGTGTCTTGGGACGATGTGCCTGAATACGACCTATGGTCAGAGCCATTCCTACTCAACTCAACACGCCAGCAGTTGGAACGCGACTACCTGCCACACGAACGCGAGGCCAGAATGCAGGGCCGTCCCATCATGGGCAAGGGTGCTGTGTTTCAAATTCGCACCTGGCCTACATACCGGTCGGGCGACTATAAGTTTTCGGAGATGCGAAACATACAGCGTGT